CGTGCGAATCTTGATCTGAAAAGTATTTACTATACCAAATGACATCCGATTTGCTTACTGGCAGCTGTTTACGCTGTGTACCAGTGAAGCTGTAGCTTGTATAATCACCAGTTGAAAAACGGTCATTCAACTGAGAGAAAATTGACAAACCTTGCATCCATTTGAGGTTTGATAAATATAATTGCTGTGTAAATGCTGCACGTTTCTTAAGGGGCAGCTGTGTTATTGATGAACTCCAGGGTGTTAATTCAATAAATCTATCGATGCGGCGTGTTATGCGGTGTTTTTTACAATCGCCACAATAAAAAGTGTTGGTGCTGCAAAAGTCAATATCACCAAGATCGTCACTGATGGAAAGATACTTTAATGTCATACCACACCCATGCTTGACATAAAAAGCAGTGTAATTGTTTTTGATCTGCTTGCTAAAGTAATAAGTGGTTTGGTATGCCCGTAATATTTCCCTGTTAGTGATGCGTTTAGGTAGACCAATTACACTATCATCACCTTTAGCTTTTATATCATATTCATCATGATTTAATGAAAGCTGAACTTCCATTACGTAGCGATTTAGTATGGCCGTAGTTAGTGTGTTCATGAATGTAGTATCGCATGAACCACTAAAAACCGTGCCAGTTATAGTTGCACTACCATGTGACACCAACTTATCATCGATATACTGATTGGCTAACATTAGGGTATTTATCGGGTACGCATGTGTAACAAATGTTTCCCTGTCAACATGATAGATAGCCGGTTCTACTATTTGATATATGCTGTGGAATATGATATCTTTCAACTCCATTGTAATGCTTCTATCCATACCAGATACGTCACACTGTATAATCTTATAATCGTGTGATAGCCATTGGTCGTACGAGGCGGCTTGTTTGGTCCAATTCTGACCGCCACAGTAACCTTTAAAGTTTTTAAAATACTGTTCGAGTGCATAAACTACGGGCCCCATAACATATTTGTGGTTAGCATTCATGGCCGAAATGCAGCGATTTTTCGGATAATCACTACCATCCATCTGTTGTTTTTCACCTTTGCAAAAAATACAACAACTGCGTGATTCAATCCTAGCATGATCTATGGCATCGATTTCAAGTTGTTGTTGATAAGTCAGATGATTATACCATATTGGGTATGAATAATAGAAATCAACCAATAGTAGGCGAATTTCAGGTAATATCACATCTTCAACATAATGCCGAATTTTATTTAACACGTCACCAGATGGTCCAGGGCAAATAATTGTTTGCCGCTTACAAGCAGCCATTAACGCACTAACACAATTATCATAATAAACAATTGGTGGCGATGTGTCTAGTACGGGCAGTAATTGGGTTACTGCCACTTTGTAGTTGTGTTTACACTGCGTGGCGGCAATATAACTTTCTGTAAAATACGGCGGGAATGTGTAATTCCATTTGACACTATGTGCCAAAAACCCATTGAGTGATTTAACGTGGTGGGTGGTCACGCAAGTTTTATAGACACGTCCACGATAGGATAACTTGTAAC